GCCGATGAAAGATCAATCGTCCAGTGAGATGACTCTTTTGACGCGAGCCGAGCAAGATCCTGATTTCCGGTTTGGTCTCCAAAGGAGACAAACCGATCCAGGAAAGTGCTCGCATACCTGGCCTTAAAGAACGACCAAATCACTTGTTGGCACCACTGGTGCGCAACAGGCTCAGCGGCGATAAGCCGAGGAGACTTTTGTGTTTTGGGCACTACGATAAGGCGAGAAGAGCACTCAGGATCGCTCCTAGATTGCTCAACGGCAGGTAAACTATCTGACCACAATGCGTAATTCGCGAAAGCGAAATCTGCATAGGGGAAGATAGCCTCTAGTCTGTCAGGCCAGGACGGGAAGCTGTACTTAAACTCCCCGCCTTTAAGGTCTGAAACTACACCAGGACCGTGCTTCGGTGCATGATCGAATGGATCGAAATCCCCGATCACGCAGGAAAGTATATCAGCGACTTGCTGAATACACTTTAGAAGAGAAGCACGTATCGGCTCGCCTCCTGGGTCGAGGGGAAGCTCCCCTCTAACAGGATAGAAGCCGACGGGGTCGCCTAAGTTAAGAAACTTGGCATCCCCACCGCTAAAGGTATCACCATTCCAGTCAAGGTCTGGTGGAACCATCTTATCTTCTATGGCGTAGAAATCCCGAATACTCGCGAGAGTACGTTCGGGAGAGCACTCAAGCTTGACCTTCTTAGCGAACAGCAAAAGCTGCCGCAAGAAACTTATAGCTTGAATGTCTACGACATCCACGAAACAGCCACTATCGTTGAAAACCCTGTTCCATAACCTCGCGAATAATCGCGGGATCGTGGAGTGCGGACCTCTTCTTCTAGATAAAGGAAGAAAAGGTTCGACCCAGAGGGCATTGTCTAGGCATCTGTCAAGATGCTTGCACAAGGCGGGAAGTTCGAGTGTGAGAACACTTAGACCTCTCGCTTCAACGTTCCTAAGAATTCGAGAAAAGTCTCTCCCGAAATCGTCAGAATCGGCCGGGTAGGCACGCGCAGCATCCGTAAGGATGCCGCGCAAGACCAAAAGAAGACTGTCTTCATAGCTTTTCAGCATGGCTGGTATGACCCAGGCAAGCTCTACGGCTTGATGAACAGCTCGTCTTCGCTGGGCAGTCTTACGACTCCCAGCCGGCCAACTTCAGCAGGTTTACTCCCGTGAGGAAGTAAGCCAGCGCCTCGGATACGTCGATATTCAAGGCCAGATCGTCTCCGACCTGGTTACGGAATACGACGTACGACTGCCGCACAAATTCAGGTGCGGTAGCCGTCGCAAAGACTGTCTGAGTGAGCTCCACGTT